ATGTTAGCACATTACTTAGCATTCTACGACAGAGGAGAGTACGGAAAGATCGTAACAGAAGGAGACATACACACAGCTAATCAACAAGCAGCTGGACTGGAGACACGAGACCAAGCTAAGACATTCATCTATGCTTTCCTTTACGGAGCAGGTGATGCTAAGATTGGAGACATCGTAGGAGGTACAGCTAGAGATGGTCAGATGTTAAAGCGTAAGTTCCTTAGCAACCTACCAGCACTGAAGAGACTACAACAAGACATCCACAAGAAAGTAGAGAACGGTGGTACACTGATGGGACTGGACGGTAGATTGTTACGCATACGCAGTAGCCACGCAGCACTAAACATGTTACTTCAATCAGCCGGAGCCGTGTGTATGAAGGTAGCTTTGATACAGTTATACCATGCACTCGGTAAGAGTAAGTGGCAGCACGGTAGAGAGTACGCATTTGTTGCTAACATACACGACGAGTTCCAGGCAGAAGTAATACCACAACACGCAGAAGACTTCGGTAAGTTAGCAGTGAAAGCTATTCGTGTAGCTGGTAAAGAACTGAAGCTGAATGTACAGTTGGATGGTGAGTACAAAGTAGGTGACAGCTGGGCGGAGACTCACTAAGAGATGGACGAGATACAATACGACAGCTACACTACACTTGCATACCTCTATGATACACAAGACCTTACCATGCCATCATCAAAACAACAACGCATAGGAGCAATAGGAGAGGCTCGATTCATCGCTGAATGTTTAGAGCGGGACTTTGAACCACACACACCAACGACTCCTATGCCTTGGGACTTTATTGTAACTTGTCCAGCTGGTGATCTAAAGGTACAAGTAAAGAGTACATCGTGTAATAAAGATAACGCTTATGTAGTTAATACGGGATGTGGACGAATAGGTAAGGAGCATATACCAGACATTGTTGATGTGGTAGCAGTATACTTAGCACCTATTAATGAGTGGTGGATGATACCTCAATCAGTAATTACATCGTTAACAATAAAGCTATACACAGAGAACATAAGCAAAAGCAAATACAAGAAATATCAAAACAATTGGAGCGTATACTATGAGTAATAGAACTAAGACTACACTACTAATCGACGCAGATGTTCTCGCTTTCGAGGCAGCTGTTGTCGCAGAAGAACCGATCAGATGGAAGGAAGAACTGTGGACTGTACACGCAGACATGGCATTAGCTAAGGCTCGTGTGATAAATAAGATACAGGAGTTTAGAGATAACTTAAGGTGTGAGAATGTAGTACTGTGTCTATCAGACCGTGCTAACTTCCGACGCAAACTTAACCCTGACTACAAAGCAAACCGTGCTAAGTCTCGACTACCTATAATCTTACGACAAGTAAAGCAGTGGATCATCGACGAGTTAGGTGGTGTGTTGTGGGCGAACCTTGAAGCAGATGATGTTATATCTATCCTTGCAACAGATAAAGCGATGGATGAAGAGACGATCATTGTCAGTATAGACAAAGACTTCAAGAGTGTACCAGGTATCTTCTACGATTATAACAGAGGAGAGTACCACCAACCATCCGTTGAAGAAGCAGATAACTTCCACTTGATACAAACACTGACTGGAGATTCAACAGATGGATACAGTGGTGTACCAAAGGTAGGACCAGTAGCTGCTAAGAAAGCTCTGGATAAATACGGATACACTTGGGAAACAGTTGTTGCAATGTATGAGAAAGCAGGACTTACTGAACAAGATGCTTTAATGAATGCATGGATGGCAAGATTACTACGAGCAGAGAACTACTGCTTCAGAACTAAAACAATAAAGAAACTATGGACACCGAAGAACTACCAAACCAAGGATATACTAGAAACTTCAGCACTGGGGCAAGGCGTGATGGGGACAATGGACGGGGACGACCCAGCCTTATACCTCCGGTCGCCTTACGCAGTCTCGCCAAAAGATTTGAAGCTGGCGGAAAGCTTTACGGAGACGACAACTGGAAGCAAGGATTCCCACTAAGTAGATTGTATGACTCGATGTTTAGACATTTGTTGGGGCTGGCTGAGGGGGACAACTCTGAAGACCATGCGGGTGCTATACTGTGGAATGCGTCAGCTTGGATATGGACGGAGCAAAAGATCAAGGAAGGAAAGCTGCCAAAGGAACTATCAGATATAAGTTATAGAGATGAGTGAGGATGAACCACTTAAAGCGGATGGGTTTGATGATGCAGTTATCGGTACTTGTTATAACACAGGTCGTATAGTGTATTCGATTGAGCGTATGTTAGTTATACTTATGGAACAATCTGAGATGAGTATGGAAGATGCTATGGAGTATTTTAGTTTTAATATAGGCTGTGCTTATGTAGGAGAGATGACTCCGATGTATGTATGGACTGAAGATAAAGTAGAGTTATGAATGAAGAGATAGTATTACCAGCGTTGAGTAAGTCTTTGATAGAAAAGCTTGACAAACTATTCCCAGATAAATGTCCCCTCTTGACAGACTCTGATAGAGATATATGGTATAAGGTAGGACAAAGAAGTGTAATTAATTATTTACAACAGACTTACGACGAACAGTTACAAGACAACATCATCACCAAAGATTTAGAATAGCTATGTGTTTCTCACAACCTAAGATGCCTGAACCGCCACCTCCTCCGGCTCCACCACCACCGCCATTACCTACGGCAGAACGAGCTGTTACTAAGAGGGCTACACAACCTACTAAGCGTCGTCGCGGTACACAGCAATTAACAAGTACTCGTCGTCCTACTTTAAGTATGGGTGGTGGTAACGGAGGAACCGGGGTACAGCTTTCACAATAACAATATAGTAATATAAATATATATATGAGCCTTCGCACACTAGATAAAAAGACTCTACTCTCATCTGTTACAGCAGCAGGGGCGGGTAGTGCATTCGGGTCTGAGCGTACTAAGGGTTGGACATTTGTCATAGCCACTGAGTCCGCTGGAGCAGCAACGATAGATATAGAAGCTTACATTGGAGGAGCTTGGCATGTAGTACACAGTCAATCAGTATCATCCGAAGGATCGGTTATGGTACGAGATGACCACGGACACTACGAAAAGCTAAGAGCTAATGTCTCAGCTTACACAGCAGGAACCCACAGCGTCTACGCTACCGGAACTGTTGACTCACTATAATGTCCATTGAGTTCACATCAGGATTTGAAAAGCCCAGCGGTATCATCGCATTCCCTGGTAACTTCGTACGACCTGCTTTTGAGAAGCTCTACGGATTTGATGCACCACAAGAAGCACCAACCATAGACGGAGCAATCTTTACAGAAGCTAGTGAACCATTGACAACAGAACAAAACGAAATATTATTATTTGAACCAGCTTAATACTTATGGCTAATAAAAAAATTACAGAACTTACAGAAGAAACCAGTCCAGCTGGAGCCGATATACTCGCACTGGTTGATGATGTATCAGGTACTCCTACCACTAAGAAAGTAACAGCTGCTAACTTGATGACACTTGCACCTGTTCAATCGGTAGCAGGACAAACTGGAACAGTTACACTTAGTAACACAGACATCAGTGGTTTAGGAACAGCAGCTACTCAGGACACAGGAACAAGTGCTAACAATGTAGTACAGTTAGATGGTACTGCTAAACTACCAGCGGTAGACGGATCACAACTTACAGGAATCGATACAGATGTAGAAGGTACTGCTGTGTTGTCGACCGGAGAAACTGGAGGTGTTAAGTTCTTAAGGGAAGATGGAGACGGTACTTGTTCTTGGCAGACCGCAACAGCAGATGTAGATGGACCACTAACAATCGCACTTCGAGGAACAGCTAACCCACACATCGGGGCTTATCCTGAGCAATCCTTTAAAGTGATGGACAATCCGAATAAGTCGGCAATGGTTGTTGCGGATGCGGACGGTAATGTTACCTACCTTTTAAAAGGATCAAGTGCTGAAGTAAAAGTTGCTAAAGCTAATGGTACTCCTGTTCGTTTCGCACTGGCATCTGACCTTCCTGCATTCGTCTTAGAGAATGATTCGGGGGAGCCTGACATTGAAGTTACGGATGCTACTACAGGAGAGAAAATCTCAGTAATCAGCGGGGACTCCGACAGTAAAAAAGCAAACGGACTTCCAGTCAGACAAGGATACAACCTTCCCGATATCGGAGCTTACTCCGCACCTCTCTTAATCTCAGGCGGTTCAATCGCTTAACTTAAATCTTAATTACTATGACAATATCAGAAATTCAATCAACTTATCCAAGTGCTGTATGGTTTGACTCCGCCCACACGGGAACCGAGTCGGGGACATTTGCAGAGCCTTACAATACATTTTCAGAAGCACACACCAATGTTTCGGACGGTGGAGTAATCGCAGTAAAAGCGGGTACACACCAAGACGAACTAGTTACTATGACTACGAAAAACATTACCATCGTAGGAACTGGGCATGACGCTATCTTGCAAAAAAGTCTTAACGGATATGCACTTGATATTTCAGCTAATGTTACCTTCATAGATTTAACTCTAAAAAGCACTTTTTCAGGAACGAGTGGAGCTTTTTTTGTAGTTGCTGGAACTAGCGGTAGTACATTAGTCACGCTTAGAGGGTGTAAGTGTGTCAATACTGGCTCAGTTTTTGACGGTTTCATTAGTGGAAAAAATAACGCATCGGGTGATTTAAGTGTATCCAATTGTATATTTGAAGTACAAGGTACTCACGCTGATCGTGGAGCTGTACTAAGAACTTGGCTTTTCGGATCACTTGGAGATGTGACTTTCGATGCTTGTACAATTAAATTAACAGGTGGTAGCTCCGCCAATTTCTTAGGTTTCCAGAAATTATCAACTTCGACTTATACAATTAAAAATACGATCTTTGTGGGGAACACGGGTTCTGAGACTTTGATGGCTTCTACTAGCGGTCAAGCTGGAACTTTAGTAGATAACTATAACTGTTACTCAAATACAGGACACAGCGGGGGCACTAACAACATCTTCCAGGACCCGCAATTCGTAGACTCCGCAAATAGCGACTATCGCCTCCGCCCTACCTCTCCTTGCATCAGTGCTGGAACCGCAAGCTAAGTAGTCATGGCTTACAATAAATTGCACAGGAAAGACTTCGTTATCGCTATTAAGACTGGCGATACAGCAGGGGACGAAGATAAGTTTAAGAAGGAAGCAACAAAAGGAGAGCTATTCTTTAACACCTCCGATAAGAAGTTGTACATTGCTATTACTACAGCTGGTTCTTCTGACGCTACCTTATACGAGACTGCTGCGTTTACTCTTACTACCTAATAATGCACGAAACAGCCCAAGGGCTATATCACTCGTTGGAGAACCAGCGGTGGTCATTCTTAGACAGAGGTCGTACATCTTCTGAGCTTACGCTTCCTTATGTACTACCACCAGACGGACACAACTACGCTACTAAGTACTACACACCGTACCAAGGCATCGGAGCTAGAGGTGTACTAAATCTTAGTAGTAAGTTATTACTGGCATTACTTCCACCTAACGCTCCATTCTTCCGTCTAGTTATAGATAGATATGAACTGGACAAAGCGAAGCAGGAGTTAGGACCAGAGGGTGGTGAGCAGTTACGCACAGACTTAGAGAAAGCATTAGCTGATGTAGAGCGTAGTGTATCACAGGAAGTAGAAGTACAGAACTTCAGGAACGGTATCTTCCAAGCACTAAAGAACTTACTTATAACAGGTAACAGTTTGTTGTACTTACCGGACGAAGGTGGTATGCGTGTGTTCAAGCTTGATCGTTATGTAGTCAAGAGAGACCCAATGGGTAATGTTACACACATAGCAGTGAAAGAAACTGTAGCTCCTATGATGCTTCCTGAATCTGTAAGAG